GCCCAGGTGCGCGTCACCGGATACGCATTCGAGGGTGGCCAACTCATCGCGGCGGAAATGGCGCTGCCCAACCAGCGGGACGGCTCGATGCTCTGTCGGCTCGACTGGGACGCGCTGCACCAGCAGTAGCCCTCGCCATCCTCGCAGGCTGCGCAACGCAGCCTGAGCCGGCCACGCTGCCGGTTGTCGAGGCGGCGCCCATTGCGGCGCCCGACCATCACCTGATCCGAGAGACGGCCACGCCGGTCGTCACGCCTGTCTGGCTATCCGAGCCGGACGGCGAGACGCTGGCGCGGCTCTACGACCTGCGGCCACTCGGCGGCGGGCTGTGCCTCGTCGTCAATGGCGGGGTGTCGAAATGATCCCCGCGGCATTCTCGGTCGCCGCGGCGGCGCTGTTTGCGGCCGAAGTCCATCACAAGAAGACAATGCGCGCAATCAAAGATGCCCGCCGGCGAGCGGAGATGGCGCAGATCGACCCGAGCAAATTCGGCATGTTCCCGGACAGACTCGGCCGCCCGATGATCTGCGCCTACTGCCTGACCGAGTCGAACTCCAGCGGCCAATGCTCGGCGTGCTGTGCGCCGAAGGAGCCGAAATGACCGAACTCGAAACCATGTACCTGACAGCACGCATCAAGCTGGCGCTGGTCCTGCTGGCACCCATCCTGACCCTGTCTGGCTGCGCAACGCGGCCTGAGCCGGCGCCACTGCCGGTTGTCGAGGTCTCTGCCGTCCCCCAAGCCGCGGCTCCCGCTGCGGCTGATGTGCGGATCCGGGAGACGGTGACGCCCGTCGTCACGCCGATCTGGCTGTCTGAGCACAGCGGGGAGACGCGGGGGTATGTCTACGACCTGACGGCCTACGGGCTGGGGCGGTGCCTGGTCGTCAATGGCGGGGTGTGGTGCTCCGCGGTCGAGGCCGCAAGGGGTGAGCGATGACCGCCATCGACTGGATCACCCGCCAGATCATGGGCACCGACAGCCGCCTCCCGGCCAAGAGGAGCGACCGGCGCGGCGTCAAGCTCAGCGCTGACGTGCAGCGGCTGGTCGACGTGCTCGCCAAGGATCCAGGGGGCATCACGGTGAAGGATGCGTCCTTTCGTCTCTCCGTCACCCGTCGCAGGGCCTACGACATCGTCTCGCGGGCCACGACGGCCGGCGTGGTCGTCGAGGTGGGGCAGATCGCGATGTCAAAGCTCGGCGGCCGCAGCCGGCTCATCGCGCTCGCGACGACGGCTTGCGAAGGATCGCGGAATGAATGAACGTCGCGATCGGATCTGGTCTGGCAGGGACCGATCGGGTATCGCGGCTGGCAACGGGCGGGGGCGCAATGCCCCCGCCCCGAGCCCTGCGATTTGGGGTGCCAGCCCGGATCACCAGTCGCAGCGATGCCTCAAGTCAGTTTCGACAATCCCACCGCGCTCATTCTCGATGCTGCGCTCAAGGCAGCCACCAGCCGCGCTGCGAAGATCGGCGCCTGGTACGCGACTCTATCCGGCACCTTTGACCGGCCTGCGCTCTACCTGATCGACGCCAGCGACCGGCTGGTGACGCTGCAGCTGGCTCGCCCGTGGGAGCGAGTCGGGGACGCAGCCAGGGTCACCGCGCACGACGTAACGGCCACCGCCGCCGTAGCCATGCCGGTGTCCAGCATCGTCCGCTGCGAGATCCGCCGCGGCACAGCCCGCATGCCGATCGACCGGTCCTGTCTGACGCTGGCGATGCCGGACGGCGAAACGGCGATCCCGGCCGGGTCATCGACGATCCGCATCGGCCTGATCGAGATCGACATGAGCGAGATCGTGGTCGCGGGTATCACCCCCGGCGACACGCCGCCACCGGCCGGCACCGACGTGCCCGCCGCGATCCTGGCCATGGCCTCGGCGCCTGCGCCGAACAAATTCACGACGGGTAGGAGCCGCGCCCCGAGCTACGTCCCGAACGGTGCGGGCGATTTCCCGCAGCAGCTGTTCAGCGGCGGCTACGACACCGAGTATCAGGATGTGTTCGTCGGCCCGAACGAGTGGAATCTGTCGTTCGCCGGTGCGGATCCGCTCGGGCCGATCAGCGGCAACCAGTATCGCGGCCGAGTCGGTATCAGCCCGTCGGTCGGTGGTGCGGTGTCTTGGCGCTGCCAGACCAAACTGCCGACGGCTGCCGCCATCCGCGCCTACCGCGTCAGCCCAGACAGCGAGGTCGTCTGCTACCCCAATATTGGAGCCGGGCGGCGACTGGGCGGCACGGCTGGGTGGCCGTCGCAGCAGCCGGGTGTGATCCGGCCGAACCGGGCCATCCAGTTCAAAAACATCACGTCGCACTGGATCGGCGCGAAATCATGGTCGCTGACCGGTGTCGACGGCGGAACGCTGGGCACGGGCTGGATTGCGCATGACATGCGAGTCTGCAGCTCGGGCCGCGCGACGACTTCCTATGCCGATGTCGCCAGCATCCTGATCGGCGAGGTGCTGGTCACCCGGCGCCACCTGCCGGCGGATCGCAACCTCGATCCGGGCGCGACCAGCGGGCACTACCGCGGCGAGCACTCGATCGGCGGCAGTCTGCTCCGGCTGTTCATTCAGGCCGGCTCGACGTACACCGCTGATGGGCAGCGTGCCTGCCTGATTCAGCTTCGCACGGTCGGCGGCTTGCCGAACCACTTCCCGATGCACAAGGTCTGGGAGTTCCTCCGGACCCGCACCTATCGCTCCGTTGGGCACACGTCAGGCGCGCGCATGCCGGGGCAGGGTGTCGATGACCCGATGATCAGCCCGGACTCCTGGTATCACCAGTGCTGCACCGGCATCGAGATGGAGCACGACACCTACGATCTGCAGGTCGACACCTACTACGACCGGCTGAACGAGGACTGATCGGTGGCTCAGGTCACCTACCTCGCAGGCTCGCCGATCACCCAAGCCGGGCCGGTTCCGCAGCACACGGCTGGCGTCCCTGCCGTGCTGGATGACCAGAGTCAGGTCATCACCCTGGCGACCACCGCAAGCGGCACGCCGACGCTTTCTGGCACCGGGTGGCTCGTGCTGGTCAGCAGCGACGCGGATGCTGTCCCTGGCCGGCTCTGGACGTTCTGGCGCCCCGGCCCGCAGGCAGCGGCAACGATCACGATCGGCTACGGCGGGGCCAACGCGGTCACGCTGGGGGCAGGGTACGGCACTACCGGCCAGCCGCGCGCCTGGGCGCGCAACGGTGCGACTCAGAGCACGCCGAGCGCGGCAATCCCCGCGAACCCCACTGCAGCGACCGATCTGGAGACGCTGACCGTCTCGGCGATCTGCAACGGCACTTGGCCGCGCCGGTACGACTCGGCGAAACCACCTGGCATGTCCGACATCCGGTATGCGTGGTCGTACACGCCAGCCGGCGGCATCGGGATTGGCGTCTGCTACGCGACGACGAACAGCGTCAATGCGGCCTACCGGCCCGGGGCTTGGACGGCTGCGCATCCGCCGGATGATCCTCCGGGCGCGCTTGACGACTACTGGCGTCAGCAGACGATCGTCTTCGCCCCGGCGGAGACCGTCGTCACGCCGGAGGATCCGGTCGTCACGATCAGCGCGACGTCGAGCTGGTGCCCGGCGCCGACGATCGGCGGCAACGCCAAGTCGGCGACAGCCATCGAAATCGGCTGGAACACGGGCGATTTTGTGGCCACGGGATTCGAGGTCTTCGTCTCGCCGCTCGGGTCGACGGAGCGCAAGAACCCTCGCACCGCCGCAGGCGGCTCGAGCGGGCTGATGGAACTCGGCGGGCTCATCCCCGGCACGGAGTACATCGTCTCGGTCCGCACGCTCCGGGCGGCGGGCAGCGGCTACACGGTCGATGCCGTCTCCGCGATGACCGAGACGCAGATCCGCACGCTCGGGGCAACTGCGGCGGTGCCAGCGAACGTCCAGGTGGCCGTCACGGGCCTGCGCACGGCCACGGTCACGTGGGAGATGCAGACGATCCCCGGGGTGACGACGCAAGTTTGGCTGAGCGGCGACGGCAGCATGATGGACATGCTCGGCACCGTCCCGCCGGGCGTGCTCGCCTACAACCTGACAGGCCTCGTGCCCGGCAAGACCTACATCGTGCAGCTGCGCACGATGAACGGCGAGGTCACCAGTGGTCACGCCGCGCCGGTGACGTTCGTCATGCCGGCCGAGCCGACTGACCCGGACACGCCAGGAGACCCGGATGTCAAGCCTGTCAGCGATCGGGTCAAGCGCAACCTCAGACTGATGCATCACCACTGATGGGCGCACCGAAGGGCAACACCAACGCGACGGACGGCAAGCGTGTCGTCGCGGCGCTCAATGCCGCGCTCAAGCGGGTCGAGAAGCGGTTAACGATCACCGCCGACATGCGCGACGCCCTCAACAGCGAGTGCAAGTACGACGGCCAGCAGACGCTCATCGCGATCTGGGAGGCGCTGATCGTCAAGGCCCTGGAGGAGGCCGACGAGAAGGCCGCAGACCGCATCTTCGATCGCCTCGCCGGCAAACCCGTTCAGGCCATGGAGCTGGGCAACACGACCGACGAGGACGGCGTGCCAAACGTGCTGCGGATGCTCGTGGTCCGGTCCGGCGACCCGAAAGGCGAATGAGCGACATCGTTCGCGAGTTCAAGATGCCGGAGAAGCTTGCCTTCTTTGTCGAAGAGTCCTGGCGCTACAAGGGCGCCTACGGCGGCCGGGGCAGCGGCAAATCGTGGGGGATCGCCCGCGCGCTGATCGCCCGCGCTGCGATGCAGTCGACACGCGCCCTGTGCGGCCGCGAGATTCAGGATTCGATTCGCGAGTCGGTCCACGAACTGTTGTCGGGCCAGATCAAGCGGATGGGGCTGTCGGGGTATTTCAACGTCCGCGAGAGCTACATAGAGGGCCGGCGCAACGACAGCTACGTGTTCTTTTCGGGCCTCAAGCACAAGATCGACGGCATCAAATCGGCCGAGGACATCGATGTCTGCTGGGTCGAGGAAGCGGACACGGTCAGCGACGGGACGTGGCGCAAGCTCACGCCGACGATCCGCAAGCCCGGCAGCGAGATCTGGCTGTCGTGGAACCCGTCGCACCTGTACGCGCCGACCTACCAGCGCTACGTCGTCAAGCCGCCCGAGAACAGCAAGATCGTCCGCGTCAACTGGCAGGACAACCCATTCTTCACGGACGAGTTGGAGGCCGAGCGCCAGGACTCGCTGTCGCGCGAGACCGATGAGGTCTACCAGAACGTCTGGGAGGGCGTTCCGCTCGAGGCGAAGGAGGGCGCGGTCTACGCCAAGGAGATCCGCGAGGCGCGGGCGGACGGCCGGATCACCAGTGTGCCGGTTGAGCGCTCCAAGCCCGTCACGACGATCTGGGACATCGGCAAGCGTGATGCGACCGCTATCTGGTTCTGTCAGTGGGTCGGCTTTGAGCTGCGGATCATCGACTACTACGAGGCCCACCACGACAGCCCGGCCGACTACGTGCAGATGCTGCAGGGCAAGGGCTACGTCTACGACCTCGACTGGCTGCCGCACGATGCCACGGCCGAGCGCCTGGGCATGATCGGCACGGTCCGATCGCAGCTTGCCGCCCTGGGCCGCAACGTCCAGATCACGCCGAATCTGCCTGTCAACGACGGCATCGCGCTGGCGCGAACGATCTTCCCGCGCTGCTACTTCGACGAGGTGCGCTGCGCCGACGGCCTGCATGCGCTGCGGAACTACGCCTACAAGTTCAACCAGGACGACAAGGTGTTCGGCGTAGTTCCCCACCACGACTGGGCCTCGAACGGGGCCGATGCGTTCCGGTACCTCGGGATCGTCATGCAGGACCGCGGGCACCTGGCCAAACCGGCCACGCCGAAACGCCGTATCCCCACTGCCACTGACTGGATGTCATGACCGAAAGCACCCTCATCGCCGATGCGCGGGATTTTTTCGCAGAGGCTGAAGGCCACGAGTCACGGTGGCGCGAAGAGTGGCGCGACGACCTGGCGTTCCGCAACCTCGATCAGTGGTCGGACAAGGCGAAGGCGGCCCGCTCGGGCACTCGCGGCGGCGTGGACGGTGGCGAGCCCGCGCGGCCGATGCTCACGATCGATCACACCGACCAGTACATCCGGCAGATCGTCAACGACGCCCGGATGAACCCGCCTGCGCTTCGGGCCGTGCCGATGGACGACAAGGCGGACCTGGAGGTCGCCGAGGCCCTGCAGGGCATGTTCCGCTACATCGAGGCGACGAGCCGCGCCCAGCACGCCTACACGACAGCGCTCGACTGGTCGGTCACCTGCGGCCGGGGGTTCTTCCGCGTCGGCTCGGAGCTCGTCGACCATGAGCGCAACCTGTATGAGCCCCGCATTGGCCGCATCGCCAATGCGCTGATGGTCTACTTTGACCCGTACTCGGTCGAGTTGGACGGGTCGGACGCTGACGATGCCATGCTGATATCCGTCTTCAGCAAGCGGGCATTCAAGCGCAAATACCCGGGCGCCAAGGCCACGTCCAGTTGGGACGGTAAAGGCAACGACTGGATCACGAGCGAGGGCATTCGCGTTGCCGAGTGGCACAGCGTCACGAGCACCGAGAGCAAGGTCATCGTCATGCGCGGCGGCAAGCGCCTGACCGAGGAAGAGGCGCAGAAGCAGCAGCCGAAGAACTTTCGCGAGGAGGTCGAGAAGCGCAAAGTCTGCCGAGTGCGGATTGTCACCGGCGCCGAGGTCATCGAGGACAACGAAGCCCACTGCGACGGCGTCGGCCTGATCCCGGTCTATGGCGTCGAGCGCTACACCGACGACAGCGCGTCTAACAGCCGTCATCTTCGTGGTGCCATCCGGGCGGCGAAAGACCCGCAGCGGCTGTTGAATTTCCTGGCTAGCAACTTCGCCGAGGCAGCGAGCGGGTCGCCCCGGGCGCCGTGGATCGCGGCTGCCGAGTCCATCGAGGGTTACGAGCACCTGTACGAGGCCGCCAACCGCCTGTCGTTGGGCCATCTGCCGTATCGCCGGTGGTCGCCGGTCGGCCCAGCCGGGCAGCTGCAGGAGAACCCGCCGCCGCAGCGCATGGCCGTCGACCTGAACCTGCCGGGCTACATCATGGGCCTGCAGTCCATGGCCGGCCTGATCCAGGCCAGCATGGGGATGTACCAGGCGAGCGTCGGAGCCCCCGGGCAGGAGAAGTCCGGCGTTGCCATCCGGGAGCGCAAGAGCGAGTCGGACGTAGGCACCTTCCACTACAACGACAACCTGAGCATGTCCGTCCAGCAGGGCGGCCGTCTGATCATGCAGATGATCCCGCGCCTGTTCGACGTGCGACGTGTCCAGCAGGTGCTGGGCGAGGACGGTGAACAGTCGCAGGTCATTATCGACCCGAACGCCAAGCAACCGCTGAGTAAGCGCAAGGACGCGAACGGCAAGGCGATGCTGGTACTCAATCCGAGTATCGGCGAATACGACATCCAGGTCGCGGTCGGACCCAGCTACACGACCAAGCGCCAGGAGGCCGTCGCCCAGATGAGCGATCTGCTGTCGCGCTCGCCGGACCTTCAGGCCCTGGTCGGCGACCTGTTCTTCGGCGCCATGGATTTCCCGGGCGCGAAAGAGATCGCAAAGCGGATGAAGCTGATGCTTCCGGACGTGGTCAAGGCCGCCGAGGAGGCCGGGGAGGACGTGCCGGCCGAGGTCACGGCGATAGTGGCCCAGCTGCAGCAGATCATGCAGCAGCGCGAGCAGGGCGCGACAGCGACGATGGAGCAGCTGACGAAGCTGTTCGAGCAGACGCGCGACGCGCACGCCAAGATGATCACCAAGGGTGCCGATCTTACGGTGCAGGAGGCCAACCTCAAGGTCGAGCGGATCGAGCTCGATCAAGTCCGCACCGGGGTCGAGCAGCTTCTTTCGACGCCGGTCGATCCGATCACCGGCCAGCCGATCCAGCAGCAACCGGCGCTGCCTGTGGCCGCCCAGCAGCCCGCGTCGCCTGGCCAGCAGGAGGCGCAGCCGGTCGACGATGGTCTGGCCGGCGTCCTGATGCAGATGGCGCAGGCCCAGGAGCAGACCAACCAACTGCTGGTCGCCATCGCCCAGCAAGTGCTGCCGGGCACGCAGCCCGACCCCATGAGCATGCCGGCCGAGGACGTGCCGACGCTGGACCCGGCCATGGCGCTCGACCCGACCGGCGAGATTGGCGGCATGCCGGAGCCCGGGCCATTCGATGATCCGATGGCGCCCGGGGGCGGGCTGTGAAGCGCCGCTATCGCATCGACTGGTGGCTGATCGCCGGCTGGCTGGCCTACCTGTTCGTCCTGGTCCTCTGGCCCGCCTACATCGTCCACGGCCTGCTGTGGGGCGACTGAGGGCCTGACACGTGGACCAGATCATCGAGCAACTGGCCGCCCTGCTGCAGCAACAGCAGGAGGCCATGCAACGCGAGCAGGAGACGTTCCAACGAATGCTCGCGACGTTCCAGCAACCTCCCGTTGACACGGAATCCGGAATCAATGACGCTCAGTGACACCTCGGACGTTTCGTCATCCGGCGCGGCAATCGCGCCATCGGTCGACGACAACGCCGCGCCGCCAGAAACCATCGACGCTTCGGCAACGTCCCAGCCCGCTGATCCGGCTGAAACTGCATCGCCCGAGGAAGAGCGCAAGAAGCGCGATTCGGCGACGCAGCGAAGGATCAGCAAACTCGTCAGCGACAAAGCGAATGAGCGGGCACGCGCAGAGCTTGCCGAGCGTCAACTTGCGGAGCTTCGGGCTCAGCAACAGGGCGCAGGCCAGCAGCGCGATCCAGCGTCCGATGCCCCTGACCCGTCGAAGTTCGATGACTACAACGCCTACATCAAGGCAGTCATCGACCACGGTGTCAAGAAGGGCCTCGCGGAAAGCCAGGCGTCCACTCGCAAGGAAGCCCAGTCGCGGGAAGTTGACGAGGCGCAGCGCCAGCAGGCGGTGCGGTTCTTCGAGGAGGCCGACAAGATCGGCCGCGGCAGTTCGCTCCCCGACTTTGACGAGTCCGTCAAGTCGCTCCCCGAGGATCCCGCTCTGACTGCTGCGCTGCTGGACAGCGATGTGCCGGCGGCCGTGTCGTACTACCTCGCGCACCAGCCAGATGATCTGGAAATGGTGCTGAGCAAGCGCACGCCGACGGCCATGGCACGAGCAATCGGACGACTCGAGGAAAAAGCAACCGAGTTCGTCCAATCCCGTGGCAGGTCGAAGGCCGGTCGTCAGACGCAGCCCCTCGCAACAGCCGGCAGTGCGCCGCAGTCGGGGCTCAGTCCGAAGGACAGCACGGACACCTGGATCCGCAAGCGCCTGGAGCAACGAGCAAAGCTCAGGTGAGGCGGTGCCACGGGGCGTATAGGACACCATCCCCGTGGCAAATGGATTTCTCACCAACGACGAGATCACCAACGAAGCGCTCGCTCTCTTCCACGAGAAAACGACGTTCATCCGGTCGATCGACTCGTCCTACGACGACCGCTTCGCCAAGACTGGCGCGAAGATCGGCGACACGCTCGACCTGCGCGAGCCGATCGACCCTCAGGTGTTCGACGGCGCGCGGCTGAACACGATCCCGGACGTTGTCGAGCGCAGCCGGCAGGTCAAGGTCGACATCCGCAAGCACACCGTGATGCGGTGGACGATGCACGACCGGACCCTGAACATGGACGACTTCAGTCGCCGGTTCATCGACCCGCACGTTTCCAACCTGGCGGCTGCCATCGAGTACGAGGCGATCAAGCGGGCGACCCAGGCGACGTTCAACAGCGTTGGCACCCCCGGAACCCCGCTGGCCAATCTGGCGACGCCGTTGGCCGCGAAGACGAAGATCAGCCAGTGGCTCGGCCCGAAGACCGGCCGGAACATCATGCTGTCGGCGGCTGCCAGCGCGACGATGGTCGACTCGCTGAAAGGCCTGTTCAACCACCAGGCCGAGGTCGGCAAGCAGTACCGCGAGGGCCACATGGGCCGCGCGATCGGGTTCGACTGGGCGGAGTCCGAGTCGGTCTACACCCACACCAACGGGACGGCGACCAATGGCGCCGTGGCCGCCACCGTGGCGGTCAACGGCCAGGCGACCATCAACCTGAAGAACCTGGGCGCCAACGCGACCATCACCAAAGGGTCGGTGTTCACCGTGGCCAACGTGCGGTCGGTCCACCCGCAGACCAAGGCCCCGCGGACCGATCTGCAGCAGTTCGTCGTCACCGCCGACGTGACGGCAACCGCTGGCGGCCTCGCCAACAACGTGCCGATCCAGTTGGGGCTCTACTACGCCAACGAGGCCTACAAGAACATCACGGCCGCGCCGCAAGTCGATGCCGTGGTGACCTGGGTTGGCGCGCCGGGGGGCTCCTATGAGCAATCTCTGGCCTACGTCCGGGACGCCTTCACGTTCGTCTCGGTTGACTTGGCCATTCCGGAGTCGGCCAAGGGGTCGCGCAAGAGTTTCGAGGGCACGTCGTTGCGGCTCGTCCAGCAGTACGACATCGTCGAAGACTACGAGACCTTCCGTCTCGACTTCCTCGGCGGCTTCGCGGCCCGGCGCGAACATTGGGCCTCGCGACTCTGGTCCTGATCGATGCTGATTTCCCCGGTCCAGATCATTCAGGACGCCCTACGCCTGCTCCGAGTCATCGGAGAGGGCGAGGACGCCAGCCCGCGCGACCAGCTCGCCGGCTGGTCTGCCCTGCAGATGATGCTGGATGCCTGGGCCGGGGACCCAAGCATGGTGCCCGACCTCTGCGACGACTTCCTCATGCCCGGCTTCGCCACGATGGAGTCGGCCGTCGAAGTCCCGGCCGGTAGCGCCGGGCTCAAGTCCATGATCACCTACAACCTCGCCGTCGAGATCGCCTCGACGTTCGGGGCTGTCGTCGACAGCGCTGTGGCCGCCCGGGCCGCATCGACGCTGAGCAACTGGCGCACGCGCGTCAGCGCCCTGCACATCGGCCGCATGCGCCATCCCGAGTGGGAGGGGTGTCGTCACTACGACATCCGCGAGGGATGAAGCTCCCCGTCCTCGGGACCGGCTACGGCAAGGGCGATGTCATCACCGCCCGCAACGCCACGAACATCTGGTTCGAGCCCCGGCCGCAGGGCGAGAAGGGCGCCGTCGTGGCCCGGGCTCTGCCGCGCATCCAGGAGACCTGGGCGCCGACCGATCTGCGCCTGTTGTCGAGCCTCGATAGCGGTCAGCACGCGCTCGCGATCAACGGAACCGAGTTGGTCCAGGTCACGATCTCCGACAACCCTCTGTCGGCCACGATGACCCGGGCGATCGCCAATCTGCCGTGGACCACGCTGCCGGTCATCAATTTCGCCGAGCCGCGGGCAGCGGGCGGTCACGGCGGCTTTGTCGTCACCACGGGGCACGGTCAGTACGTGTCGTACAACGGCGTGGCGTTGACCCACACGATGCCGGACGGCGTCGAGGCCATATCGTGCCTCTACCACCGCGGCTACTACCTCATCGCCAGCCCGCGTCGGCTGCACTGGCTGACCGATCTGGCCGGGCCGCCTGCGGCTCTGGACTTCGTCGGCGCCGATGCCTCGCAGGATGACATCGTCGAACTGGTCGACCTGGGCAGCGCGGTCGCGGTGTTCGGCCAGCGCAGCATCCAGTTCTTCCAGGTCGTTGGCAGCCTCGACAACCCGCTGATGCCGATCATCGAGGCCACGCTGAGCATCGGCGTCGCCTACAACCGGCAGATCAGGAAGATCGGCGGGCAGGTCTATTTCTGGGGGCTTCCGGACGGCGGCACGCCGGGCCTGTTTGTGCTGGACGGCCTGAGCTACAAGCGCGTCTCCGGCGAGGACCTGGAGCGGGCCATCATGGCCGAGCCCTACAACGCCAGCAACATCAGCCTCGACGGCTGGCTGTGGCACGGCCACTCGATCGTGAAGTTCCACCGGGTCCACAACAGCGCGCAGACCTCGCCGACGATCCTGCTGGACGTGTCCACTGGGGCGATCACCACGATCACGCCCGACGCTCCGTACTCGGGCCGGACGTGGACGATCAGCGCGCGGGGCAACCTGCTCGTCGGGTCGCAGCGCTCGGTCGGCGTCGTGCGGCATCAGGAGGTCGATCCGGCCGTGCCGCGGTCACTCACGACCGATCACGTCGTCACGGACCTGCTCGACCGATTCACGCTCGACAACCTGCGGCTGGACTGCCGCGGCATGGGCGACATCCTGCTCGAGATATCGAAGGACGGCGGGTCGACCTGGTACACCGTGGGGACCGAGTCCGGCGCCAATGCCGTCTCCGATCGCCGCGTGCAGTGGAACCGCCTGGGCACCGCCCGCCAGTTCACGTTCCGGCTGTCCGCGACAGGCCCGTTCGACGTCGCCAACGTCATGCTGAACGCGAGGAACTGATGCCGCTGCCGGGGCGCCAGATCGCCACTGAGGGCGGTCAGCTGACCGATGCGTGGCTGCAGTACCTGTCGCGGGTGCTGGCCGCGGCCGAGGTCATGTCATGGCAGGGGCCGGGTCGGCCGCCTGCTGTCTACGTCGGGCAGGCCTGGGTCGAGTCTGGCGTGCCGATTTTCGTTCGGACCCCCGGCCGCGCGTCGGTCTGGGTCAATGCTGGTGGAGTGGTCGTCTGATGGTGTGGGGTGCATTGATCGGGGCGGCTGCTGGCTACCTCATGAACCGGCAGTCGAACAGGGCGCAGTCGAACGCGGCCAGCAGCGCGGCGCGGACGCAGGCGAGTGCCGCCGACCGCGCAGCCCAGATCCAGGCTGACGCCGCCCGCGAGGGCAACCGGCTGACGCACGAGGCCACGATGGCCGGCATCGACGAGCAGCGCCGTCAGTACGACACCGCGCGATCGGATCAGATGCCGTGGCTGGATGCTGGCCGACGGTCGCTGTCGAGCCTGGAGGGCCAGCTACCGTATCTGACCAGCCAGTTCACCGGCAACGACCTCGCCTCGTCCCCGGGCTATCAGTTCGGGCTCGATCAGGGCACCGGCGCCATTGCTGCCCAGGCCCGAGCGCTCGGGCTGGGCAACAGCGGCGGCACCATGAAGGAGCTGATGCGCTACGGCCAGGACTATGCCGGGACGAAGTTCCAGGAAGCCTGGGCGCGGGACCAGTCGAACAAGCAGGGCATCTACAACATGCTCGCCGGGATGGCCAACACCGGCCAGGTCACCGGCAGCGCGCTCGCGGGGCAGGGGGCGCAGGCGTCGTCGTCGATCGCAGGGCTCCTGCAGTCCGGCGCGAACGCCCGGGCCGGCGGACTGGCCAGTGCGGCCAACGCGAGCGCGACCGGGATCACGTCCGGCGCGAACGCCGGGGCCGCGGCGCGTATGGCGGCCGGCAATGCCTCGGCGGCCAACTACAACAACCTCGGCAACATCTTCGCGTCGATGGGCGCGTACTACGACCGCGGCTGACCATGGAGATCGACCCGAACATCATCCTGCGCGGTGCCCGGCCGATGCAGCAGTTCGACCCGATGCAGGCCATGCAGCATGGCCTGACGATGCGCGCCCTGATGGAGCAAGGCACTCACCAGCGCCAGATCCAGCAGATGGATCTCGCCGATCGTCAGCGCGGCCAGCGGCAGATGGAGGCCGCCCGCCAGGTCTGGCAGCAGGCGCAGGGCGACGAGGCCAAGGTGCTGCAGGGCTTGGGAAGCGCCGGCCTGTTCGAGCAGCACCAGGCAGCCGCCAAGGCGTTCGACGATCGGCGCAAGTCCCAGGCCGCCGCATCGAAGGACGAGGGCGACGCGAAGCTGAAGGGGCAGAGCTTTCTGCGCCAGTTCGCCACCCGCCTGTCGCCGGATGCGCCGGACGACGCGACGGCTGCGCTCGTGGCCGGGGCCGTCCAGCGCGGGGAGATCAGCCGCGAGCAGGCCGAGTCGATTGGCGACATGCTGACCGTCACCCCGCGCCAGCAGTGGGGCCGCGCCATGATGCAGATGATCGCGAGCCCGGAGGACTGGCTCAAGCTGCAGACGCCGGACATCAAGGCGGTCAACGACGGGCAGATGACCCACTTCGTCGACCAGAACGCGATGACCAACCCGAACCAGGCGCCGCTGCAGATGCAGGCGACCCCGGGTGAGGTGCTGACCGACGCCCGGGGTCAGGCATCCAACAGGATCAGCGCCGGCCAGCTGGCGGTGGCGCAGGGCAATGCAGCCGAGACGCGGCGGCACAACCGAGCAGGAGAGACGAACGCTGCCGGTCAATTGACCGTCGCTCAGAGAAACGCGGCTGCCCGTGAGGCCGAGGTCGGAGCGGGCGGCAAGCCGCCACAGGGCTACATCTGGGGACCGGGCGGCGGATCGCTGGTGCCGATCCCCGGCGGCCCTGGCGACCCGAAAATGAGGGGTCTGAACGAGAACCAGAGCAACGCTGGTACCTTCGGTGGTCGGATGGCTGCCGCTGGCGACGTGCTGAATGCCGTCGGTCAGGATGGGAAGGTGCAACCGTCGCTCGTGAAACGTGTCGCCGACAGCGTGCCGGTGATCGGCGGCGCCCTGGGCATGGCTGCGAACTCGGTGTTTGCGTCACCACAGCAGCAGCAAATCGAGCAGGCCGAGCGCGACTTTATCAATGCAACGCTGCGACGCGAATCCGGGGCCGCGATTGGCCCCGGGGAGTTCGCCAACGCCCGGCAGCAGTATTTCCCGCAGCCAGGCGACTCGAAAGAGGTCGTCGCGCAGAAGCTCGCCAACCGCCAGCGGGCGACGCAGAGCATGCTGCAGGTCGTCCCCGAGGCTTTCCGGCAGGACTACACGGCCGGGACGACGCTCGCAGGGCACCAGCAGCCGGCTCCGACCGCCCAGCCAGCGCAGCGCCCCCCACAGCCCGCGCAGCAGCAGCCCGCGCAGCAGTTCAAGGCGCTTCCGATGCCGCAGCAGTACGCGGGCAAGCGGATTCGCGATGACCGGACTGGGCAGATTCTGCGCAGCGATGGAAAGAACTGGGTTCCGGAGGGGCGTTGATGTCGTTCACCATGCTGGACGATGAGCCTCAGCCGGCGGCCGGCGGGTTCACGCTTCTGGATGATGGCCCGGCGGCGCCTCCCGGCCCTGTCGGAAACGCCGCCAACGGCGGCATCGGCTCGGCTGTCGCCATGGGCGCGATGGACCCGATTCACGGAGGCGCCCAGCTCCTGACCCGGGTCCTTCCGCGGGGCGTGGTCAACGCCGGGAACCGGGTCAACAATTGGCTGGCCGACAACACCGGCTTGGTGGCGCGGATCCCCGAGGGCGGCGTCGATCAGATGGTGCGCGAACGGGAAGCGCAGTACCAGGCCGATCGGGCCGCCGCGGGCCGCGATGGGTTCGACGCAGCCCGTATGGCTGGCGGGGTTGTCGCGCCGACTGGAGTAGTAGGCAACTCCCTGATCAAGGGGGTCGGGGCACTGTCCACGATGACCCGGGCCGGTGCCGCGGCTGGCGCCATGGCTGGCGCTGGCGCCCCGGTGACTGAGGATGGCGACTACTGGGCGGCCAAGGCCGGCGATGTGGCGATGGGAGCAGCAGGCGGCGCCGTGCTGGGTCCGGTCGCTGGGCGAATGGCCGAGGAAGTCGCTTTCCGGTTGCAGAAGCTCGCGCCGGCCATTCGGCGACTCGGCCAGAGGGCAGGCGGTGCCGGTTCGCCAGAGCAGCAGCAGGCGGTTGCCGCGGCCGTCCAAGAGGCCGCGGAGAAACTGCGGGCCGATGGCGTGGCCGACATCCCGCAGGAGGCCATTCAGCAATACGCGGCCGCGGCCGGCAAGGCCGTGTCGCAGGGCAAGACCATCAACTTGGCCGAGGCAGCCAGGAGGGCGGACTTCGACCGGTTCCGCATCCAGCCGACGGCGGGGCAACTCACGCGCGATCCGCAGCAATACTCGAAGGAGCTGAATCTTCGGGGGGTGGACGGAGCCGGCGAGGTGATTCGGGCGCGTCTGGTGCAGCAGCAGAGCCAACTGCGGCAGGCGTTGACGGCGAAGCTTGGAACCGGCGCCAGAAACGATCGATCCATGGCCGGCCGCGGCATGTCAGACCGGCTCACCGAACTGGACGACATCGAGCGCACGTCAGTTTCACGCGCCTACGAGACCGCACGCGAGAAGGTCGGCAACGAGACGCTGTTGCCGACCGAGCGCGTAACCGGGACCTATCGGTACGTGCTCGACGAATTCGGCGAGGACCTCGTTCCCGGCGCGGTGCGCAAACGCCTGTCCGGACTGCTGGCCGAGGATGGCCCAGGCCTGACGGTAGAGAACGCCGAGCGGGCGATCAAGACGATCAACCGACACGTCGATCCGCGCGACCCGGCGAAGTCTGCAGCGCTGCGCGACCTGTCGTCGAGCCTGCGACTGGAACTGGACGCGCTGGCCGACAAGGGAGACGAAGTCGGCGCGGAAGCGGCCGGGGCCTACCAATCGGCTCGCGATCTGGCGAAGGCGCGATTCCAGAAGATCGAGCGCAATCCGATCCTGAAGGCTGTCACCGAAGGCAAGGATCCAGAGAAGTTCGTCGACCGGTACGTGGTAGGCGGCAGCGTCAAAGAACTGGCCGCGATGGCCAAGGACCTGCCGGACATCGTGCCGGCCGCTCGCGGGCAGTTGCTCGAGCACCTGCGCAAGAAGGCCTATCCGACCGACGCTGCGGGCGATGGGGTGTTCGCGCAAGCCTCTTTCAACCGGGAACTGCAGCGCATCGGTCGAGACAAGCTGCAAACCCTCCTGAGCCCGCATGAGATCGATGAACTGTACGCGCTGGGACGGGTGGCGGCCTACATCGGTCAGGAGCCAGCGATGGCGACTGTCAGCCGCAGCAATAGCAACGTCCCGCTGATGAACATGGCCAACCTGATGATGCGAGGAAACCAGATCCCATTCCTGAACATCGCCACGCAGTCGATCCAGCGGGCCGGCCAGATGCGAGACGCCAACCGGGCGTTGTTCCCTGCCATGACAGCCAGAGATGAGGCTGCCAGGCAGACGCCATTTGTCACGACCCTGCGCGACCTGTTCGGCCTGCAGACCTCGGCCGCTGCCGGCCGCAACCTACCACGAGCGAACCAGGACTGAAATGCCAGTAACCATCGCCGCGTCGAGCTCGACGCATTTCTTGTGGAACGGCAACCCGATGCCGCGAGTCTATCGCGTCGTCCCGCATGGC